AAGGATTACTTGCTGGTGCTATTACAATAGGCGGACTTACTGCATTTACTAAATCAGTAGTTGAAGCAAGTTCAAGAGCAGAAGATTTAAAAACTACATTAGAAACTGTTACAGGTTCTGCAAAAGCAGGTGATGAAGCATTTAAATTCATCAATGACTTTGCAACAAGAACACCGTTCGATATTGAAACTCTAACAGAAACATTCATCAAACTTAAAGCATCAGGTATTGAACCAACAGAAGAACTACTAACCAAATTTGGTGATATGGCTTCTGTTACTACAGATAGAGTTGGTTCTCTTAATGCTATCACAGACTTGTTTGCAAGAACAACAGCAGGTGGTTTAGGTCTAGAAGACTTGAACAGACTTGCAGATAGAGGTGTTCCTGTATTCAAAATCTTTGAAGAAAAACTTGGGCTAGCACGACTAGAAGTATCAGAGTTTGGTAAAACAGCAGAAGGTGCCGCACAATTAAAAGATGCTCTACTAGAAGGACTTGATGAGAACTTTGGTGGTGGTATGGAAAAAGCATCACAAAATTTATCAGTATCAATGTCTAACTTAGGCATTGCGGCAAACAACGCCTTGATTGCAGTTGGTGAAGGTGGCCTTTCAGACGCAATCAACAATGCCGCAAAAAAAATGAGTGACTTTATTGTTAATAACGAAGACTTAGCAATGGCACTTGGTGAAAAATTAGGGCAAGCAGTTACATTTGTTGTAGATGGTATTGCCTCGCTTTCTTCAGGTATGGAAAAAGCACAACCCGTATTCGAATTACTAGGAACTATCTTTACTGACATTGTTGCTCCTGCTCTAAGTCTAGCTTTTGATGTTATAGTAAAAATCGCTGAGGCGTTGGGCCCACTTGTAGAAACAGTAGCACCATTGGCACAAGAAGCATTCAAAGGCATAGCTACTGTCATGACAGACATTGTTATACCAGCATTTGAAACAGTCATAGGAACTATCGGAACAGTTATTGACAAGATACAAAGCATGATTGATTTCATCGGTGCAGGTATAGGTAAAGTCAAAGAGTTTGGCGGTGCAGTAGGCGACAAAGTAGGTGCAGGCTTTACAAAAGCCGGAGACGCAATCGGTGGTTGGGTTGATGGTGGTAAAAAAAATATTCAAGGCTTTTATGACTGGGCAGTTGGTAACTCACTTATCCCAGACTTAGTAAATGATATAGGTAAAGTAATGGACAAACTTCCTGCTAAAATGTCTAATCCAATTGAACAAGGTGTAATGCAAAGTAAGAAAGCATTTGGGCCTTTACAAACAGGTATGGGTTCTGCAACAGCAAATTCAAATGTTAACTTTAATATTTCAGGCATCAATGCAGGTGGTTCTGCAGGACAATTTCAACAACAACAAATGAGACAGTATATTGAAGGTATTGCTCTACAAACAGCACACACTGTCCTTAGACAGAATACAGGCTTTGGAGGGTTAATTTAATGACAGCATTACTATTACAAGACAAATTATCAGTTACAACAAGTTATTCAGGAACACCAAGACATAGACTAGTAGAGTTCGGTGATGGGTATATTCAAAGAACACCTTTAGGGTTAAATTCTCACAGACGTTCAATATCAGTTACCCATGACAACTTAAGTTCTACAGATGCAGAGAATTTAATCGAGTTTTATGAAGATAGATTAAAAGATGCAGGTGTAATAGATATCTCAGCAAACGGGCTGTTACGAGAGTCAGGTAAATTTTACTTAGAAAGTTATGATGTTCAAATGGCAGACACAACTAAAAGAACTATCTCAGCCAATATGATTGAGGTATTTGATTTATGAGTTCTACTCCTGCAAAAGAATCACAGAATTTAGTAACAGAGGGTGTTGGTCAACTTATGGAGTTTGACTTTACATCTATTGGTGGTAGTGCAAAAGTATATCTTGCAAACACACAAGAGTATGAATCATCGTTTCAAAATCCAACTGTTCTATGGACAGATGGTATCGTGCATACGTTTCAATGGATAGATTTTACTTTAAGTAATACACGTTCAGATTTGACAGGTCAAGTTTCTGAACCATCGTTACAAATAGCGGCACATGATTTATGGCAAATATCAAGTTGGTCAAGTGGAACAACAAAATCAGACGGCACAGTCTTTACAATGGTAGATTATCGTGGGTTAAAATTAAAAAGAATGAGACTATTTTTTAATACAGACACTATTATTGATCCACAAACATATTTTGTAAAATCTGTAGATGAACTTTCAGCAGAAAAAATTGTTTTTACTCTTACTCCTAGTTTAGGAACAGAGAACGGTAATAAACCAAGCGCCAGAAAGTTGGAGATATAATATGAATTTTAACAACTTTGATTTGGGGAAGTTTGTAAAAACAAAAGTAGCACAGCAAATTCAACAATCACAGATTGGAAACTTTGTTAAACAAAAAGGTGCTCCTGCAATCATATCAACTATTATTAAACAAATACTAGGTCAAAAGCCAAAAGCACATGAAGGCGTTGACATGGGACAACAAATTGAACCAGGAGTTATCCCAGTTGTTTATGGTCATGTTGGCATGTCAAATACACAATTTGACTTAGGGCAAAAACCAAGTGATATAGATGCAGAGTTTGTTACACAAGAAATTAGAATGCCTATTTCAGAAGGTTCTATTGTTGGTGTTGCAGATAGATTAAATGATAATAGTATTTCATTTTACACAGGCGATAATACAGAACATTTGAAACAAGTTGTTATCAATGATTCATTTGTTATTGATCCAAATACAAATGTAGCTAACTTTAAAGATATTAAATTCGAAATAACAAAGGGTGATGGCACATCTACAAAACAAACTGCAACAATCACAGATTATAATCCATTACTTGTAGAAGAAGCTGATGATGTAAAGATTGAAGCAGTTACTGATCCAACAAATACAAAATTACTAAATGACTTAGGTGATGTTCAGGCAGGCAAGGGAGAGCGTTATGTTCTTTACTGGAATAATGATGCAGGCAGATGGGAAGCTAAAAGTTTCAACTCACTACTAAACGAAACAGGCGCTACTTATGACGGTGGTGCAGGTGGTGATGGCGGAACAGGTGGTTCTGGAGGAGACGGAGGCACAGGCGGAACAGGTGGTGTAGGGCCAGCAGATGGGTTAATCAAATACACTCAATACAATCCCCCACCAGCACACGTTGAATCAACAGGTGATTCAGAAGTAGAGATTTCAATTACTGAACCGCCAACAACAGGAACTACAGTTGTTACAGGTAAAGGTGCACCATTAAGAAGACTAGACCAAACATTGCCTTACTTTTCTGCCGATATTGACTTTGCAGACGTAGATGAAACTACAGATGATATCAATGTTACAATGTTTTTCCCAGACGGGATCTACAAAGAAACTACACAAGTAACCACAACAAAAGATGGTTCAATCACACTATGTGGAACAACTAGACCAATTGCTAACAGTGGTAGTTTAGAAGGTTGTGATCCGGCATTAGAACCAAATGTGACAATTTCAGATGACGGTCAAACATCTACACAGATTGACAGAGATCCAGGTGTAATAACAATATATGTTGTTTTCACTACACAATTATGTAATCGTGAATTTGTTTTACATGAAGGTAGCTATACTATATCACACGAAAAGAATGGTGGTTATAAACACAAACAAGCGTTTCCAATAACACAAATGAATGCAGGTTCTGGTGAAATAGTTACAGGGCCAAATGCAGGCACACAACAACTTGATGCTTTAGATGGTTCAGCGGGTGATTGCAATGCAACAGATTTAGAAAAATTTAAGTTTAAAAATTTTACATTAAGTGATTATCTAACAGCATATCCAAATCAAATACTATCAGCAACAAATACAGTTAAAGTATATGCTTGGATGGATAACAAAGCAGATACAGTTACACGACAGAAAATAGTTTCAGGAACTACAACTACAGTAGATACTACAGAAGAATTTACAATTTCAACAGCAGGTTATTTAAATGCAGTTGATGTATGTAAACCAATAAATGACTTTCAACAATCAGTTTCAGCTGGTTCTACAAATACATCAGGTTATCAATTATTTGAACCAGACCATGGGTTTCAACCATTTATCGCAGAAACAGATACAGACGATTATGAACTTAATGAAGAAAGATGTTACACAGAAGTTGAATTAGGTGCATTCTCAACTGTATCCCCACCAACACCATTACTAGTAAGAGACGGTTCAACAACTGGTTCAAGTGGAACCACAGGCACAACAGGAACAACTGGCACAACAGGTTCTACGGGTTCAGCAGGAACACAAGGTTCTGTTACAGTTCCTTCAACACCAAATGTTCCGTTTGCAGAAATGTCAAAAGATAGTTCTTATTCAGGTGACGGTGTTGCAGATATAGTTACACTACCAAGCGTAGAAGTTACAAACGCAGATTCAGTTGCAACAAATACACTTGTTATTTCAGTAGACCAAGGAACAGTAGATGTTACTACAGTTCATGGTTCAGTTAGTGCATCAAACAGAAATACAGCATCAATGACATTAGCTGGAACAGTGTCTAATTTACAATCAACACTGGACTCAGGTCTTAAATTTAATAGCTCTACGGCGACCATAGGCGATGTTACAATAACATTTGCGATAAGTTCTAGTGAAGGTGCTTCAGAAACATCAAGAACCATTAGAAGTCAATCTATAACAGATTATGTTGCTCCAACATTTACAATTACAGTTACAGGCACTTCAGGTAAATTTAAATGCTTAGTTCGTGGTAAACTTATTATGAACACAATTACAGCATCAGGAACTACAGACGAAATAGCAGAACAAATCAAAGTAGCAATTAACGATTACACAACAGGTGTCCCAGATTTTACGGCAACACGTTCAACTAACGTAGTTACAGTCACAGGCCCACAGGGTCTTGGTAACACTTACAATGGCTTACAACCAACTAACGGTGCTCTATCACCATTGCTTACAACAAGTATTTCACAGATTGCAGGCGGTGTATCACCAAGTCGTATTACACAACCAAAACAAACTACAAAAAATTTACTAGCAAAATTTATTCCTGCACTAGCATTTACAAATACATTATCAGCAAGTGACGTTTCATTTGCTCAAGTAAAATACAGACCAGCACAAGGTGATGGCGAAACTGATTTAAGTGAATTAGGGTTCTTTATTGGAGGCAGAGACCAAATTGAAGAACCAACAAACTTATTAAATCCGCCAACATTTGACGAATGGAGAAGTGCAAGTTACACATCTGAAAAAGGATGGTCAAACAATCCTGCATGGGTGTTCTTTGACTATCTAACAAATACTACATTTGGTTTAGGTAATGATATCATACTAGATGATGACCAAAAAGAAAGATTGTATGCAGATATTTGGAATGCAAGTTTATGGTGTAAACAAAATCCAACAGGCAACGCATTACAAAATTCAGCAAGATTTAATGGTTTATTTTACGGTGCAGAATCTAAATTTGAAGCATTACAAAAAATAGCAGATTCAATGTTTGCTAAGTTTTTATACTTAAATGGTAATCCAAGATTGTTCTATGATGGACAATCATATGCATTTGGTTCATATACACCAACAATCAAGAAATTAGTTAATCAAACAAATGCGGCAGAAATAATTTATCAAGGCGGTTCTGTAAATAATATCTTTAACGTGATTAACGTTAAATGGAACAACCCTGACAATTACTTTAGATTAGAAGATGTTCAATACAGAAATTCAGCAAGTATTACAAAGTTCGGTGAAAGAGAAACAACAATCGAACTTACAGGTTGCACAAGCAAACAACAAGCGTTATGGCACGGTGCTTGGATGTTTGAAACAGAACAAGCAAATTCAGAAACAGTTACTTACATTGCAGGCTTTGACCATTACGATGTAATACCAGGTGACTTAATATTATTAAATGATACACTACGAGTAGATACACAAACAACAGGCGGTAGAGTATCAAGTGTATCAGGTGATACGCTTACATTAGATAGAAATGCAGGATCTGGTTCAATAGCAGTTATGGATCAATCAGGTGTTATGAGAACAGGATCAGTATCAGGAACAACAGCAATAATGTCTGGCTCACACGGTTACGTAACAGGTGCAGTTTTCAATACATATTCAGGAACATTGTATGGAAACTATCGTGTTGTAGCGATTGAGGAGTCAGAAGACGGGATTTATGCTGTAACGGCACATAAACATGACCCGGATAAATATACAAGAATATGGGCAAACACCGTCTAACGGAGAAAAATAAATGGCTTTAGGTAAACCAAATAATACATACACTCCTTTTCAGGAGACATCTTTCGGTTATGGAAGCGATGAAATCAGAGCGGCACATGGCGAAACAGCATATGGCGGCGATAACACATTTCCAAATGCGACAGACATAGTAAAAGTAAGAATATCACCAACTTCAGGAACAAACTGGAGCAACACATCAGGACATATCTCTACTCCAACTTCAGGCACAGCGGTTGCTGTGTTTAACAAGTATAACAATGAATACATTGTCCGTGGAGAACGTGATGATGTTGACGCCGTTTTAGCACAATTATCATTTTATCCGTCAGACTATTCAGCCACAAGAAATTTTACTCCAACAGCTTTTAAAGACAATGTTACAAACGGTCAATACGGAGCTACAGAAGAACCAACACAAATTCCAGATACCGTGTTTGGTGTGTCAGTTCATACTGCCAATGATACTTTCGTTGCAGGTTATGTTGTTACATGGGAAGCTGAAAATTATTCATATGATAATCAACGTCCTTACTTTTCAGTTGAACCTGCAAACCAAGATGTTTCAGCATTAGGTATCCCACCGATATTAGATTTAGGAACTATTGCTCATAGTTCAGAAACACAAAATCTTCAAGTTAAATGTGCTTTTAGAAATTATAGTAATACAGCAAATTATACAGGAAGTGCATTTGGTAGTTTTACACAACAACATTTAGTTTACACAGGTAGCAAAACAGAAGGCACAAGAAATACTGATGATGCACGTTTTAACTTTACAGGTAGTAAAGCAGAAGCACAGGCATTTTTAGATAATATCGGTTATCAAAGACCAACAAACGGTGAAACGTTTGATATGTTCTTAAGTGTTTCAGATGGAGTTGTTGGTTCAACGTTAACAAAAACATGTTGGTTTTCAGATTCAACATTTACAACAAGTCACACATTACCAGATTTAGCTGGAACAGAAGAACAACCATTGACATGGGCAGGCATTAATGATGCATGGACAATTACACATCCTGTAGAAGTAAATGATTTTTATTATACAATAACTCTAGATTCTACTGGTGAAGATGGAATTGAATCAATCACCGATGGAACATTAACAGGTAATTCATTTGAATCAACACACCAATCTACTATAGTGAATTTAAGAGGACAATTGCAAACATTTACAGCAACATTAAGAGATGATTTTAATGATGATTTTTCATTTACTATTCAGTTTCATGGAAGAAATACAACAATAGGTTCATCATATTCATCAGCGGTGCAACCTGTTAATGTTACTATGACAGGTGTAAATGAGATTAATAATTTAACTACATCACACACTTACACAGAAGATACACGTTATGTGTTCTCAGATGGTGCAGGTTTACCAAGCATAGCACACGGTTATAATCGTAATTTTACAGCACGTATTACAGCAAGTGACTCAAACGCTGTTTATGTTATCTGGACAAATGCAAGTGGATTTACACACGGAACAGATTTCTTTTGGGAAAACGGTAATCAGTTAAGAATGGTAGGAACACGTGACCAAGTTAATTCAATGCTTAGTGGTGTTTATTTTGAACCTGCGGCAGACTATGACCAGAACTTTACATTTACATATGCTCAAACAAGAACAAGCGGTGATACAACAAGTGATGCCAACGAAGGTGATTTCTACAACATTGAAATAAGCGTAGCAAATACAATCAGCATGACATGTTCTGCACATGATGAATTCTCAATTTCACAAGTCACAAACCTTGCTTGGAACGAAGATACACATAAAATTTTTAGCAGTGGGTTACAGATTACAGATTTGGCAGATACCAATGCCGGATTACCTCAATACCAATCAGACTACAGAGTAGAAATTGTAATGCAGGAAAGTGGTTCACAAGACTTTACAGATGGCACAATTGTTGCAAATACTACAACAGGATTGACACAAGCAGGTAATGGAAATCAGAACGGTCAAGGTGATACAAATATGATATCATACACTGGTTCTAAAACAGATGTTAATACTGCACTTGGAAATTTAAAATTTATACCAAATCCTGATTATTCTGATGCAGGCCCATATGTTCTTTATAAGATAGTCAGAGTGCAAGATGGCGCAGTATTAACAGACCAAGCCTCTACAACAAGAACAGAATTTGCTACAGGAACAGGACATGATGACTATTCTCATACACTTATCCAAGACATAGCATGGGACGAAGATACACCGAAATTATTTGATACAGGTGTTCAGATTACAGACGTAATAGATGAGAACAGCGATTATCCAACACAATATAATTCATCATACACAGCGTCACTTCAATTGGTAAACTGGGATGATGGTGTGGCAATTACAACAGCATACATTGATGTTTTGTCAACAATTACAGGATATAGTAATTTAACAATTACTACTAACAGCAACGGGACTACAATTTCCGGACCAAAAACAGATGTTAACACAGCATTACAAAATCTTAGAATGGTGCCAGACATGGATTGGATATCTAGTCCATCAACAAATGGTAAATTCTATAGTTGGATTGACCTTACACGTGACGCAGATTCAGTTGTTCTTGTTGATGGTAGTGTTTCTAATGTTTGGGTAGGATTTGATGAAGGAACTGATACACCAGAATATGTTGCAACACTTTGGGCGCCAGGCTTGCCAACTGGATATACTGGTATAACTTATAACGAAGATACACCAAAAACTATATTTAATGGATTGGTTCAGCCTCCGGCCATCTTAGATACGGCGTCAGATTTTTTTCCAAATATTACATATCAAGTTACACTAAGTCTTAGTGATAATGGAAGCACAGCGGCAAATACAGCAGGTGAATGGACAGGAACAGGCAGTCATATAAAAGTGTTAACAGGAACTAAAGCAGTTGTTAATGCGGCTATTCAGTCACTTTCATTTACTCCAACAATGGATTATTCTTCAGACTTTCACGTTCTTTACACACAGAAACGTTATATTAATGGTGTATTAGACACAACTCACGTAACCGATAATAATTTGGGAATAATTACAGGAACAGCATCACCACTTGGTGATTATTATACATCAGCTGGCTTTATAAATGCAACATATACAGAAGATTTACAAGCACAGTCTATATTCAGTGGACACAATATCGGCGTTACTGACGTTGCGGGTGATAATTACGCAA